CAGTAAAAAGAAGTGTTCAAGCATCGAACTTTGTGATATACTGAACAGACTTGGAGGAGTCATGTATTTTCAAGCACTCGACGACAAAGGCGAGTGTGTTGGGGTCTATAAAGACGGAGGGCTATACTTTGAAGAACTACCAGACGAACTACAGAGGACGTGGAAGTACGCTGAGTTTCTTGGAGACCTTGATGTGGAGTATGCTAGTCTTTATGCTCCCAATAAGTCTCTTGCTGACGTTTGCCCATCTCACCTCGTCGATAGGTGGCTAGAGGTTGAGGCAAAACTAAAGGCATTTTACCGTTCTTTCGTCCTTGGTAAGGTCGATTTGAACGAAAACTGCTTTTTTGACCTCGTTCCAACCACTTTTCTCAAGGATTATTGCAAGTTGAAGAATCAAATCACCCAGCATGTCTTCGAAAACTACGAAAGACCTGCTAACTATGACTTTTTGGCCGATCTTACGAA